TTGAGATTTTACGTTTACTAGCTCTTTTGCCTTGTCGATTACGTTAACTTGTCTATTGATAATTAAAGGCTCTTCTCCTTCTCTTTGTATTTCTAATTCTAAAGTACCACCAAAAATATCTTTTACAATACCTGTTTTACTTTTATATTGTTTAGCGTCCTCTTCAGGCAATGGAACCTCTTGGCCCATACCGTAAGTAGGATGCATGTCCTCGGTTAACTCAACTTTTTTTTTAGAAAGAAGTTGTTTTAGAATGCTTAAAGATTCTTGTAAACCGGTTCCAATTTTTCCTTTAATATAATTAAAAGTCTTTTTTGATTCTGGATCGTTAGCTATTGGTGATTTCGTTTTTGTTTCACCCGAAATGCTAAATTCACCAGATTCTTTATTGTAAGTGGCTGTAGCTTTTTGAATATCTGCGAGTTTTTGACCGGTTTGTAATGGTTGGTCGGCTAAACGGAAAAAAACACTTACTTTATCTTCTTGAACGTCTACTACATACATGCCTGCAATTTCAAGCTTGCCATCTTTAATATCGTCGTAAAAAGTAGTTTGTAAATCTTCGTTAAGCGCAGACTCTTTCATCATCTTAACTCCTTTTGGATTGCCTCTCTTATTCTCTTTCTTAGAAGCTTTTGTATTTGATTTAGCATCGTGAAAGCCTTTAACTTTCTTCATACCATTGTGCTTGTCTACAAAATTTTCGCCTTTAACTGGAGTCATACCTAATCTAGCATCAGCTTTTTTTATCTTTGCTGAATTTGACATTTGTAAATCATCGTAAGCCGTTGGATCTTTTGCCAATTTCTTAGTAGCAGTTGCAACCGCTTTTGCATAAGCAAGGTTGGTAAGTTCTCCGCCTTTTAATAATTCAGCTTCAGTGCCTTTTTTTAATGCGTAAGGATGTATATTGTCTTGAGCAGAAGCTTCTTTAACGATGCTCTTGTTTTTAAGGATCTTGATAGCGTCTTCGTAAGAAGTCATATTAGTGATAAAAGGTAACTGTTGGTCCCTTCTAACTTCGTACAAGAATTTCTCCTTGCTGATTTCTCCTGCTCTGTGCTTTTTGAATAGTATTGCTGTTGTCATGCTTATAAATATTATGATCTTCCTTGTCCGCGATATGCTTTTGGTCTTGGACTATTTTTGTTATAACTTTTTTTACCTCCAGGTTGCCCTGATTTTCTTTTTCCGAAAACTAATTTTTCACTGCCTCCGGCTGACTTTATTTTTGCCATGTTACTTTAAACTTTTAACCTTTTTGTAAATTTCTGCTAGTTGTATTTCTAGCTTATTCACAACCTTACCAGTTCTTGGACTATATTCCTCTTCTAATTCCATTTTCATGTTGGTAGAGTACTCCATTAACCTGTTTATTTCGTGTAACTTTTTATGTATAGATTTTAGAGCTTCGTGTAAAGCGTCTTTGTTAGGTCTTGTTGCGGCTTCTCTTTTGAATTTATTATATGTTAACGCTTCGTTTAGAGAATCATTAATATTGCTGTCTATTACTTCAATATCTTGAGTTCCAAAGTCCATCATCATATCGTAAGCCAATTCTGAATCGTCTGTATAGTATGTATCTGATCCGTTTAACTCTACACCCATGTAACTTGGATTGTCTCTAAGTACGTCTAAAGCTCTTTTTGCATCTCTAACTGAAACTTTAACATAGAACGGCTTTTCAGCGTCGTCTTCTGTTTGCATTTCTTGATCAGGTTCTGCTTGCTTTTTGATATATCTTTTAGAAACATCGTCAAAGTTCCAATCGTTAGCATCAAACTTCTCGTATTTTTGTGCTTGTTGATATTCCATTGGAGATAAAGAGTCTTTGTCCAAGTTTACTGGCTGTAAAACTCCCTCTTGCATATCTTCGAACATCTGCTTGTATTGGAATCCGCCTTTAGATGGTCTGTTTGGAATAGATGGTGCAGATTTCCAACCCCATTTTTTTTGAGCGTATACCTTTGCTTTACCTGCGGCTAATTTTGGTTCTACGTCTTTTACCTCGTTTTTCTTCTTGAAAGCTTTCTTAGTAGCATACTGCATACCATCTCCGGCTTTAAAAGTGGCAGCGGTATCTGCAGGAGCATTTCCTCCAGTTACGCTTTCTTCGCTTCTTAGTCTCTGAGTGGCAAGTTGATTATTGAAAGGTTTCTTCATTATTTAGAGACTCTTTTTAACTCGTCGATTAATTCGTAATATTGTAATAATCCGGTAATTGTTTCGTCTTTAATAGCAATACCTTCTTTCAATGGCTTAATGAATTTTATAACCTCTTGAGTTTTAATCTTGGTAACCTTGTCTTTTACCTTTTCAGTTTGCTCTATAAGCTCCTGCTTGATTTCCTTTAACTTTTCGTTTAAGAACTTTCTTAAGTTAGTAGAATCCGAGATGCTTGCTACGTATTCTTTTAAAACACTCTTTTGTCTTTCAGAAAGGCCTTGGTATTTCTTATTGAATTTTTCAACCAATAATTTGTATGTCAAAAGTCTGATTTCTTTGTCTTCATGCATTAACTCTTCAACCATTGATTGAGGAGCTTGCATATCTTTAATAGATTCTTGAGTGATATGCTCTAATAAATTGATCTTATTTAAAACTATCTGTTTTGTGTCAGAGCTTGGACTGTTTTGAGATTCAAATATTGTATAAACAGAAGCGTAAGGTTTGTAGTTTTCTATCTTTGCTTTAAAAAAGTCTTCTAGGTTATAGGTCTTCTTAATTTCTTTGATTAGATTGTACTTTGCTTTACTTAGAGTTTCGTGGCTTAGTTTCTTATACTGCTCTAAAATAGTAGAAATAAGAATCTCGGCCTTGGCTTCTGAAAGTTTTGGGCTGGTTACGAATGCACTGTACAGACTATACTCTTTTCCCAATTCAGTATTGGTAAAGTGTTTTTTAAGTATTTTGACAGCTTTAGAGTCCTGATTGTTCAAAAGGTCTGAAGTTGTCTGTCTTACTAAAAGTTCAAATAAAATACCGGTGTTACGATATTTCGAATGTTTAATTGCCATAGCTATTTTGATCGGCTTGCTAATAAATATCTAAATATTCTAATCTAGATTGTCAATAATGTTGTCTTCGCTTAATAGGTCAGATTGTTCAAAAAGCTGAGTTTTTCTAGCATTTTGCTTTTCAAACATCTTTTCTATTGAGTTTTTATTCTGAAAATAGATCGCTTTAGTGCTTTCCATATTCAAAGCTCCGCCTTTAAAACTAACTCCAACCTTGTCTTCTCTGGTCTCAGCATTTTGAGTATCCATATCGTAAACTCCGCTTCTGCCAAATGGAGATTCGTCAGTTCCGTATATAGATTTGTACTTTTGAGGTCGTCCAGGAATTTTCATTGGCTCTTTTGGATCTGTTTCATCGTAGCCTCTAGGCACATCTAATGTACCGTCGCCTTTGCCTCCATAAAGACTTGCAATCTGATGAGGAGTACCAAATGCTTGGCCTGTTTCTGCTGGATCGTTTCCTTCCTCGGCAATTTGTTTGTATCTAAATTTACGTTTTTGATCCTCAACAATAAGGTCATCAAGCTCATTAAATTCGTCCTCAGAGATATTAAATATGTTCTTCCATATATAATCTCTTGGTAAAGAAGCGTTTTCAACTGCTTGATTTGCGAGGTCAATCTTCTCTTTCATCATAGCAATTCTCTCTTGCTCGTATATGATGGAAGGATTTGTCAAGTTAATATCGAAGTTGGTTATAGACTCATTAGTGTATCCATGAGCATACAAGTGAACTAGCGCAACTTTCTTTAATTCTGACGTTATAATTCTTTGAATTCTTTCAATTGTTCTAGCAAAACGAATGTCTTCTGCTGCTAGAGTTGCTTTACCTGTTAAGTCCTTTTCGTATCCCATGAATGCTTTAGGGATCTTTAACGCTGCAAATAGTTTCTCTCTAAAGTATTGAACGTCTTCGATAGCGTTGTACTCGAGACCTTTTGCAGTATCAATTCTAGTAGATTGATCGTTGCCTCTAACTGGAATAAAGAAGTCCTCCAATAAATTCTGTTGGTTAAACTTCATGTTGTATTGACCAGTTTGAGCATCGATAAGAGAAGTTTTCTTCATCTTACCTATCATACGTTGAATGTAGTTTTCAACCTCGTTTGGTGGGATGGCTCCCACGTTAACGTAGAATGTTCTTCTTTCTGGGGCACGAGTAATTCTATGAATCAACATCGCGTCTTCAATTAAAGTGTATTGTTTGAATAGCTTTCTAGCTGGTTCTAAGTAAGATCTTCCGTAAGGCAAATAGTTAACGTCACCTAAGAATCTAAAGTGAGCCATTTCGTACAAATCAAACCAAATTCCTGGATCTTGATTGTTGTAAGCCGAAGTGTATCCTGTTGTAGAACTGATAGCCGCGTTAGGATCGAATTTGAATCTTACCTCGTTTGGATTTTTAGGATTAAAACCTTCTTGTCTAACGATATTGTAAGCAGAGAAAGGAATTACGTTGTAAACTCCGTACTTTTCTGCGATCTCCAATTTTAAATAGAAATCACCGTACTTACACATATTTCTAATCCATGACCATAGGTTAAATTCTATGTTCATTACAGAGTAGAATAGGTTTTCTAGTAAGTTTTGAATATTTTCGTCTGCAGAAGTAATGTGTAATACTTGGCCTTGATCGTTCTTTAAGGTACACTCGTCTGCAATAATATCTAACGCAGAAGCAATGATAGCGTCTGTATCCATTGCGTCGTAATCAGCGTATATTTGTACACGAGCTGATTGGTAGTTTTGTGCTAGATTTAGGTTAACTCCATAAGCAGTAGACGTAGTGTATACTTTATGGAATCTATCGATTAACGAGTTGGTTTGAATTACACCCGAAGTTTGGATGTGCTCTGTATCTATTACGCTTAAGTTCTTGCCTCCAGAATCTCTGATAATAACATCAGTCGAGAATAGTCTTCTTAATGCTGAAAATAGGTTGTCTTGTTTGTTCTCTGCCATATTATATTGTTATAAAAGCCAAGTTAAATCTTGTTGTTCTTGCCCCATCGGAGTTGCAATCTCTTGCTGCCATGGATTTTGACCATAATTAGTATATGATTGATACATCGGGCTATCGTCTCCTACTTTTGTATACGCATTTAAAGTAGCGTGAGTTAAGCTTTCAGCCGTTCTTCTAAATCTCAAAGAAGTTTCTCTCAAATACATAGCGATCGCAAAAGCCATAACCAAGTCATCGTTGTATCCTGACATGGCCTGTTGCTTACCGTTCTTCCATATAAATACGCGAAGTTCCTCTAATAATCTAATCGATCTTATAACCACGGTTTTGGTTTCAATAAAATCTCGCATCTTTTCTAGTACAGAAGGTCTGACCTTAACACTCATGGTGAATCCTGGTATTAGAGTAGCGTTTCCATAATGCACTTGTAAGTAACTATTCAAGTCTGCGTTACTGTCCGATCTGTGACTGAAGTGGATATTTGAGTATCCGCTCTCTACCACGCCTTGAACTACGTCCCAACCTATATTTGCGTTTTCAATTACCAATAAAGCTTGATTGTATCTGGTTGCTATTGCTATTAACTCATTGGCAAATACCCTGGTATCTGTCTGGGCTTTGAATTCAGCTACTTGTGTTAATGTCTCTGTATCTATAACATGATATGCAGAGTAGTCCATTGAGTCTCCCCTCGCTACGTCAGCTACTACCATATAGTATGTGGTGGGCTTGGGATATTCCCAAATCCAAAGTGCTTTTTCCTGGCCTTCTCTATTGAGTGGCTCGGATATCATATTGGCCTCGTACCAAGTTAAAATTTCTGGAGGAATTACAGTATTACCAGAGGTCGCAAAGTCACAATCACACTCTTGAGCGGCCATTCTAATTCCCAAATCCATGTCCTGCTTGTCTCTCCAATCTTGTGCTCTTTCAGGGTGGACATTCCAAGGCAATGAAATAGGTAAAAAACTATTCTTTTGTAATTGTGCGTCTGTATAAGATTTGTGGAACCAGTTACCAACACCGTTAGGAGTAGATAACGCTATACATCCACCACCTGTAGCCAAGGTCATCTTAGCCGCAGTGTAGATAGTTTCAATATTATCGATAAACGCGGCCTCATCAATCACTAGCAAAGATACGGCTTCCGAACGACCTGCGTCACCGGCTGCCGATACAGCTTTGATTTGAGAACCGTTAGTTAGTCTTAAACTTAATGCATTGTTAGACGTTGCAGCAGCTCCGATCTTCATCCAGTTTGGAAGGTTATCGTAAGCGAATCTAACTTTTGTAACCATGTTCTTTGCAGTATCTTGCTTAGTCGCAATTACAAGAACGTTCTTATCTTTTGAAAATACCATCAACCACAAAGAGTAAGCGGACACTAGAGTAGAGATACCCAACTGTCTTGACTTATTGATTATGGATTCGGGGTGTTTTTGAAAAAGTTTTAATACCTTTTCTTGGAACGGATAAAGGTCGAACAGCATTCGACCTCTTTGAGGGTGTTGGATCATGTAATACTTCTTCATGAAATACACAGGATCTTGTGCACACCTTACAAACTCTTCCTTAATCCTTTGTTTAATATCTATTTGACTGTCTGACATTATTTATGCGTTACTGCAAGACCTAGGATTAAAAAACCCATTCCAAATTTAGTAAGCTTATTGATTTTATTTTTTCTATCCAATTTTTTAATGTCGCCTTTCAAACCTTCAACCATTACTTTGTAGTTATTTTGTTGCTCTACTTGCTTTTGTATGATTGATTCGTAGTTGCCCTCTTTAGTTCTTAGGGTTACAATTACTTTATCTTTACCATTTACAGTCGATTCTAAATTAGTGATCAAACTATCTTGGTTTAACACAATGTTTCTAGTTCTGTCTAAATCTACTAAGTCAACTACAACAGCCTTAGAAACTGGAACTGGTAAAATAGTTGTATCCTTAGTTTCTACTTTATATTGCTCTGCGTATCGTACTACAAAGAAGCTATCAATCTCATGAGGTCTCATTTTTGCTGCTGCCTCTAATTCTGATTTGTCTTCTTTTAGCTCTTTTACTTTTCCAGATAAGGTCTTAGTCTTTTGCTCTAGAACTAGGTTCTCTTGCTCTACCACTTGGATTGTGGCTTCTAAACTATCGTTCTGTCCGTGTAAAGAATCGATTTGAACGGCTAAAGAATCAATTGCTTTCTCGTATGATTCTGTTTTGAATCTAACACCATCAAATTCTTTAAAAAGTAACCAAATTGCTGCCAATAAAAATAAGACGATAACGCCTTTAATTGCTATTTTCATAGTTTTCTAGTTTTCTAATAAATATGCCACTAAGCCTCTTCTGCCACAGAGTCGTAGATGCGCTTTTTACTAATTAATAAAAATTGAGAATGGGACATTCTAAGTCCATTTATGTAATACTCCTCCTTGCCATCAGCATAAATCATTGCAGGGCCTTTCAAATTGTGAGGTTTTCTATTTTGTCCCGGATCTTGAATGTAGTGAATTGTGATGCCATCGATAGTTTTCATGACACCGTACGTAATCTTTTTCATATAACCAATTTAATAAAATTTTTTGATACTTTTTAACTAAAGTTTATGGTACTACTTAGCTTTATAGTCACACATAATGTGAGTAGGATACAATCCGCCTTGCTTATTTCTAATATTTACTTTGAAAAAATACTTTGCAGATTCGAATACTAAGTCGATTCTTTTGCCTTTTCCATCAATACCGCCGTAGTAAACAACCACTGGAGAAGTAATAGTTGAAGCTTGTTTATTGTATTTTTTGTCTATATTAAAAAATAGATCTCGGCCTTTACCAGCTTGAGCATAGTAATATCCTTCGCCTATACCAGAACTAACTAAATGTTGTAATTTTGCCACATCAGGAGTGGTTTTTTTCTTAGGACCTGTGTATCCTTTTTTACCATAATCATTAAAAACTTGGCAGAATAACTTGTTGTTTATTCCCAAAGTCTTTAAAAGAATTTTTCCTGATTCATTTTTTATTTCTCCACTTTTTATTTCATTTGCAGGTAATATTGTAGATATTCCTGAATTGAAGAAAGTTAAAGTTCCTCCAAATTTAGCCGATATATAATAAGGAGTTTTCCCCTTTTTAATAGTGATGTCTGTTAAAGTTTCTGCTGCTGTGCCTGCAGAGAATGCAATTTCAGGACCTTTTGCAGTTATTTTTAAAGGTCTAGATTGATTCTTTTTTCCTTCTGGAATTACTTGAAAATTTCCCTTTTTTAATCCTAATTCGTTAGCCATTTCTAAAACTAATTGAGGGTGATTGAAATCTTTAGCGTCTTTCAATCCACTCTCTTTTAAATTTTCTAAGTCAGCTGTTAAAGTTCCTTCAAATCCTAAACCTTTTGATTTTACGCCTCTGCCTCCTCTTGAACCTTCTCCAAATTTAATAGAAAGTCCGTTCCATCTTATCTTACCTCCGCTTATGTCTTGTCCAGTAAGTTTTTTAATTGACGCGATAGTTTTTTTATCCGTCTGTAATTTTCTTGTAATGTTTACTGCGTTAGGCGCTTGAGGGTCCAAAGCAATTGGATCTTCTATATCTGTATTTGCTTTAACTGCAGTAAATAAAGATTTGATATCTTTATTTTTAATCTCTTTTTCTGATTTTGGAAACACCGTAAATGCTTCCATTATTATACCTTTAAGAATAGCTGCTTCTGTTAGTGGTTCTGTTTCTTCTTCTCCGCCTTCTTCTGCAGCTGGTGTAGTTTCAACTCCTGTTTGATCTCCGCCTCCGCTATTATTTCCACCGCTTAAACTGCCATCGTCTTCGCCTTCAGGTCTTGTGCCTTGTTCAGCTCCTTCAGGTCCTTTTGTTTTTAGTGGACTGCCTTGTTGTAGCAATCTACTAATGCCTTTCATTGATCTTTCCTTTTCACCTATAGAAGATAAGTAATGTCTTTTACCTGATATAATAGCTTCGTATACACCATCTCCCATATAACTTAAAAAGAAATATTGACTGTTGTGTAAAACAATTTTAAAAGTAGTAGGCTTGGGCGACTGAATGAATATCGCCGTGATGTATTCCTTGAAAGCAGGAGTCATTAATTCGCTTAACAATTCATTTAGCGTATGATACTTCTTTAGAATAAATCCCATTGGATCTTTATCAAAAGCGGAATCCGGTTTATCGTCTTTTTCGCTAGCTCTGTTATCGGCTTTCTCTTCAGCGTCGTTTTTCTTTACTTCTTTTTCTTTGTCTTTAACGTTGTCTTCTTCGTCAGCTTCTAAAAGAATTGCTTTTAATATGTCTAAGTCTTTATTCATTATGATAACAATGCGTGATATTCTTTAAAGTGCTTGATTCTATCAGGTAATCCGATAGTTCCACCGTTTACTCTTTTTGTGATCTTGGTAACTACTGCGTCTGTAGCGCCTTCGTCTGCCATAGTGTGCAATTTGTTCTTATTAAAAAACCAAGCTGCGGATAATAAAGCGTATTTGTCAGCAACCAATGTTGGATTAGTTGCAATGTCTTCGTTGATTGATTTTCCAAATGCTGTGTAGTTGTCTTTACCAGTTAATTGGATGTAACCGCGACCACAATATTTAGCACCATCTCCAGTTGACTCTGCGCCGTTACCCATTCTATTTCCATAAACCTTATTAGCAATCTTCTCAGGTTTTCTTTCATAAGCTTTAGCTGATTCTAATGTTGGAAAGTACTTCTTAAAAATGCCATTCAAACCTTTGGCTGAATAGTTTAGGTTTTCTTTTGTTAATCTAAATCCACCAGATTCGTGGCCGCATTGAGCTAGAAAATGAGCCAATCTTAATGGAGTATTGATTTGAAATTTTTCCATTACTCCAGGAATTTGTTCAATTACTTTGTCTGGTATATGTCCTTTTAATTTATCTAGATTCATGCTTATAATTATTTACTAGCGCGTTTTTTCTTTTTTTCCAAATTTAAACTTGGGTGTTGCATTGCCATTTGAGCTCCTCTGAAAGGTCCAGCTGCTTGAGCATTTTGAGTGTAACCAAACTTATCAACACCTTTCTTT